ATATTCTCTTTAAAGACTGTCATGGCTTCTTGAGAATCTTCTTTACTAACATCTGCAGAAGCTTTCATCAAGTTAATACTTGTATCAGCTTCCAACTTATCACGTTCAATGTCAAGCTTTTCACTTTCTACAGCCATATCTTTTTGAAGTTTCATTTGAGTTTCCATAGCCTTTAAGTCAATTTCTTGCTGTTTAAGTTTAATTAATGGATCTTGTTGTTCACGGCTTATTCTAGACTCTTCATCTTGAGCAAGTTGCTTGGTCATTTGAGCTTCAATTTTAGCTTGGTCAGACGCTTGTTGATTTACCAACTGTGTTTGTTGCTGCTCCAATTGTTGCATTTGCTGTTGAGCTTGTTGTGGATTAGTTTGCATCTGTGGCTGTAATTGTTGCATCTGTTGTTGCAATTGTTGCATCTGTTCTTTGTATTTATCTTGAACTTGTTGTGCAGCCATTAATGAAATATGTTCTGAAACATGTGCTTGCAATGTTGCATATAATTGAGGATTAATTTGCACCATGCGCGTAAACATAAATTCAGCATGTGTTTCTATATGTGCCATATGGTCTTGCATTGGAAATGCTTTTGGCTGAGTGCCACGCATCGCTCCAGAATTTTCACTAGCTGGGCTTAACGGTTCCGGTAATTCGGGATCTGGTTTCAATATTCCTTCTACATTATCCACACCCATTGCATCATACATTCTTCTATAAGCTTCACGCAAATTGTGAAGTTGCGGTGCAGCCGTTGCCAGTTGCAGTTGCTGCTGCGCCAATGTCACACGTTGAGCCATTGAAAATATATTCGGATCAGATACTGGAATAATATCAATACGCTCATCAAAATCTGATTGTTTGATCATTTGGTTTCCACCCACAACCTGATATGGATATTGAGGCGGAAGATAAATTTGAAATACTTTTGCCAAGAGTTTAAATTCAATCTTTTGTGCGTAATGGCAACGTTTATGAATTGCACTCATTACTTTTGTTCCTCTTTCAATTAATGCAAGAGTTGTTCCAACCGGATTCTGTTCATTTCCTTCTCCAAGTTTCATATCCGCAATTGCCGCAAAAGATTTTCCTGCATCAACAGCAAATCCTAATAAGGCAAAAAGAACTTGAGAAGGTTCCTTGTAAGGAAGCGGCAAAAGTGATTCCTTGATGGAAATCCCTGTAACATCAACATCCCTGAATTCACCGGGCTGCAATGGTTCATCATGATCGCGTATTCTCATGCCACGCGCCTTGAAACCTGCCGGCAGATTGGCAAGAGTTCCTGCATCAATTAATTGTCGCAAGACACTTGTTGCAGTTCTTGACAATCCACCCAGCATATGAATTAGACCAAAGCCATAAAACCCTAGTCCGGGGAGGAATTTATAATGTACAAAATATTGGTTCTTTTTAAAACTTGGATCTCCTTCTTTCCAATTTCTTTTAATGGAAAGAATAGTTGTTGAAAATTTATCTATTGAAATTATATAAGGAAGCTTTACCCCAGATGTATCCTCAAATCCTGGAACATCAGCATTAACATGCATTTCCAAAATAGTATGTTCATCTTCGTCTGATGGAGTTCCATGAGTTGGATGTGACCCCTCCAATTCATCAACTTTCTCAACCACTTCAGAAGTTTCAACTTGTCCTGTAGGCAATACAACATCACGGTAGAATCCATTCAACTGTTGCTTTCTTATATCATTTCCATTTGTCTTAATTACATGTGTTATTCTATCAGCATTTTCTAAGTCAGTTGCCATATAATTTACAACTAGGTCTTCGCCAGTTACAAATTTTGCTACAGCACGTTTTAAAAGTCCATCATAATAAACTTTTTTAAACGCTGAGCCGGCAAGAGGAAGATAAAATAATAATTGGTCCATGTCCGGATCGTACTCTGTCATAATATCAATAATTTGATAATTCATAAATTGTTGAACTCTTTTCGCCTGATCTTCTATTTCAGGAGTTGAAAGACCTATAACTTGAGTACGAACGGGGCCGCTTGGGGGGAGAAGTTCCTTATACGCTTGGGCTTGAAACTGTGTAACAGATTCAGCGAGTAAGGGGTGAACGACAGGGTTGGGTGCGGTTTTCATATTTGAATCCCAGCATATCAAGGCCTTTGATATAGGAATCTTCCCAATCTTTCCTTGAATCCTTGTCCCCTTCAAAACCAGCAAGTAAGTTACTTGAAAACTTACTTAATTCATTATCTTCAATATAGTCCGACAAGTTCGCGTCATGCGGAATATTTGTTGTGTCTATTGGTGCGTTTGGATCAAAATTAACATCTGCGCTTCCATCTTCATTTTCAGTCAATTCAATTTCCGGATCAAACTTAACCGTTTTATCCGGCTCTAATTGAACCTCTTCACCAGTAGGTTCTATTTCTAATGCCCCAGTTAAAGCCTCTAACGCCTTATCTATATTATTTTTACTTTCATTAGCCATTTCTAGCTATTCCCCCTCTTTTGTAGGCAGGCATTCCACGCGCAATGTTTGCAATCGCTGCTTCATTTTCTTTTAAAAGAAGCATTGGAATTCTCCATCCTACGCCCTTGCCATCTATTATAGCAGTTGTTATAATTTTTGCACCACTTTTCTTTGCAACTTTTTTAAGTGCTCCTTGGGCCATCGGTCCATATGCAACAAGATTTCCTTGGAAACTCCCATCAGTAGGCCTTAATCCTATATTCTTAATTTCAGCTGTCGCAATGGCCACGCCGTCATAACCGCCTTCCTGCGCCATTTTAGTCGCATATTTCATGACAAATTCATTATAATCTTCTGTCTTGCTGAAGGTTCCTTGAGGAACGCCGCTTGTCTCTGGCAAGGCTTTTCCCTCACTTTCCTCAATTATTTTTCTTATTTTATCCCTTTCCTTATTAAGTTTAACTATTTGCTTTTGGATGGCTGCTGTCTGTCGCTTCGACCCCAATTCTTCAATTTTAGACTTGACCAATTTAAACTGCGCTTGATTCACCGCATCCGATTCGCTTACAGGAACTGGAACATCTCCGCGTGGGGCGTATTTTGAACTTTTAAGCGTTCCACGAGCGACTGTTTGTCCCTCCGCCAATGATCGTTTAGCAGCTCTCATCGCCGCGTTGATTGGCTGATGCATATCGGATTGTATCTCTTCAATAAAAAGTATTCTTCTTCCAAATTCATCTGTACGATCTGTCATGCGCATATGCACGAATGCATTCTTAAACGACTTATCAGGCATTCTAAAAGAACTATGGGCATAATCATAAACTGGTTCTCCACTACGCATCGCTCCAGGCTTATACCTGAATAAAAGCTCGCGTGGATTTTCACCACCACTCAATGTTTGCTGTCCGGCGTAGAAAGGCTCACCTGGATATTTAGCATATCCAGCCGTTCTCTGGCCAGAGGCACTGGAGAGTTTTGCAAGGGCTTGTTTCATCCTATAAGGAAATCGTTGCGGAACACCTTCTGCAATCGCATTACGGACACCGTAATTGTCAAAGACAAACTTGTCAATGTCATTCATAATTGATTGCGCCTCTTCACGGTAAATTTTATTGGTATCACTTGTCAATCCACGCTCCAGTTGAGAATGCCTTGACTTTAAAAGGGCAAAAAATTCCCCTTCCTTTCCACGCAGCGATTCCGGGTCAATTTTATTGAGACTTTTTCCAAGTTTTCCCATCATTTCCGGAGCAATTTCCCTTCCGGCAACTTCCACCTCTAGTTCTGGAGCAATTTTATCAAACACTCTCACTAGAGTTCGTTTCGGTATGACCTTGGATGCATACTTTGAAAGGAACGGCGCTAATGAAGTATCATTCAATTCCGCATGCTTAATGACTGGCATTCCTTTAGGGTTAAGTATACCATGCTTCGGTAGCTGCAAATAATTCAGCCATTGTTTTCCTGTCATGGACTCCAAAGGCGAATTAATGATCTTCTCCCTCGAGCCCCAAAACATTGCCGGTGATTTTGTCCCCTCTGTTCCAATTTTTTTTCCTACCATTGAAAGATTTACTTCCGGTGCTCCTTCCCACACGCCTTCCGCTGTCTTAGGTTTTCTTTTGCCAAAAATTTTAAATGTTGAAGCATCTTGTGTTCTTAGCGCTGCAAGTTCGTCTAAAGCTTTTTGCGCCTCCGCAAGAGTGCCAAAGTTTTTGTTCAATACTCTAGCTCCAGATTCGTCTGTTATTGAATAAGGCCCTTTTGGCGGCTTATATAACTTTGCCTTTGGAAGCGCTTTAATTTTTCCGGTGTAGCCTCGTGTTGCATACTGCGTCAGATTTCCTAGAACTTTAGGGGCGAGCAATTTTGTAACAAGTCCACCGCCGACGAAATTTTGAGGATTTTGTCGGATGTAATTGGATGCATCCTGTATGCTGTATCCTAATGGATCAGGTCCGCTTTTAGGGGGAACTAATCCACCTTCATTCATATTGTATTTCCAAAAATAATGGCCCTCAGCCGGCGCACCTTCATCATCAAAAGTTCTATTAATCATAGTATTAGGATTGTTTACATCCCATGCTGGAGTATAGTCCTCCATTTCCAAATACCTTCTAGGATCTTTATCAAAGAAAGTAGCCCCTCCAGTTGGATCAAATTCTGTTCCGGCCACAACTTTTTCCGCATAAGATAAATAATCCTTGTATGTTTTATTTCCTTGAAAATTTTTAAAAAAATTCAAATTCTTAGTGCTGCTAAATGGAGTAAATTGTCTGTTATGGCCGCCTA